GTGAAGTATCCATTGGGCTGTATATTTCGTGCATATCTGTTTTTCATTTCGATTAGATCGGGAACAAATGTGTTAAAAACATCTTCTCCATGTAAAGATAATTCCCTAATGGTAGATAGAAGCTTATCGACAGATACTTGATCCGCTTCCCTTCCTTTCTTTGTCCAATGTAGAGTATCAAAACAAGAATTGATATCTAAGGGACCTACGTGTCTATTTAATTTAGGATCAAATCTAAAGGCACGCTTTAGGAAATTAATGTCTGATATTTGTCGGAGAGGAACAACTGCCTTTGCTTTTAGTTCTGTAGTATACTTCATACCACACTTAACCATGAGATCTGGCATTGCTAATTCATTGAAAACTGCTCTGTCCTCTACATCGACAGAAAATATGTTATCATCTCCCAATGCACACATGTAAACATTTCGATTATAATTCTTTATATCGAGACCCGCTTCTTGGTAAGCTATGCGAAATATAATATTATTATATATCGTATTTACTATAGCAGTCATTGGATTGCCGGACGGTATTCCAGTTTTCCAATTGTGAACATGTCCCTTCTTGATATGCATGGAATCAACAATTTCTGTAAATAACATGGCTCGTATATTACTAGCTTCCGTTTCTTTTGTTGAATACCATCTCTCTATGACTTGGTATATAGCCCATAATATATCATTATATTGACGGGTATCATATCCTGAAAAATCTCCGGCGCCACAATGAAAATCATCTTCCTTTGAACGATGCTTATTAATTTCTCGAGCCAAATCATCCCATTGGGAAGAATAGGGATTAATACCTATTGCAGAGCCTACTTTGATATTTCCTTCAAAGAAAGCCGATATAAATTCTCCAAAATACATCCTGAATAGTAATAGTAAGATAAAGTCGCACGCAGAAAACATTCGTGTTTTTCCTACTAGGACTTTTTCAAGGGGAACAAGTTCATCTTTTAAGCAATCTTTATAGTAATATCGGGGACGAATTTTCTTTCTATATAATTCTAAATTATCATTCACTAATGTAGCGATGCGTGAATAATAT